AAGAAGGGTTGAAGACGTGCCATCTGCACGTCCGTCAGCCAGAAAAGGTTGCTCATTGATCGGTCTCCTTGCGGAGCCTGAATCATGCCGCAAGAGCAAGTTCAATGGGTCCTGACCCTAGCCAGAAGTGCCGAGCATCGCTCTGTCATGGTGGCGTGGTAGTCGGCTGAATTGTGGGCCTGCCATGTTGGCGGTGATGAGGGCATTCGCAGTACCTCCAGCGAAGGATAAGTCCGACGCGCGCGGTTTGATTGGATTCGCAGCAGCCTAGTGCGGGAATGCCTGAGCGGCGAACGAAACTTCGCGACAGATGTGAGCGAGCGGTTCGTCAGCTTGCGGTCATTGCCTGATCCGCCACGTCACCCAATTCGCCACGATCAGTCCCGGCACACCATCAACCGCCCGGTCCGCATCTCGCGCCAGATCCAGCCGCTTCGGCAACTTCACCTGCGGCACAAGCAGGAAGATTGGCGCGGTGACGACGCCCCGGCCGGTTTTCGACCGTGACGCCACGGCCCGGCCCTTGGTGTTCAGCCGCCCTTCGGCCACCAGCAGGCTGGGGCCCCGGCGGCGATAGATAAATCGCAAGCGCAAGCCGCTTCGGCGTTCCCATTCGCCGGGTGTAATCCGGCCGCCGCGCGTCGATTTGCCCGCTGCTGGCGTGGGGATCGCCAGCCAGAAGCCGTTCTTCGAGCGGATCAGCGGACCGGTGTCATGCGCGCCGATGATCACCGGGGCATTCGACCAGACCAGCGCCGCCGCGTTCAGGCTTTCGCCGGATTTTGGGAAACTGGCGGAGCGGATCGAGTTGGCGAGGCGCGTACCCAACCCTGCGCCGGTGATCTGTGTGCGCCAGGCGGATTTCAGGCCGGTGCCAGCCTCGCGCATGGCGGCCGTGACGGCGCGTTCCCCGGCCGCGACCTCTGCCGCCATCAGGGCGACGATGTCGGGGTCGAGGGCGAGTTTCAGTTTCACGCTGGCCTCAGATCGACGGTCCAGACCAGCCGCTCGCGATCCCGGACAGGCTCGCCCTGAATGAGGAAGGCGTCGCCGTCGATTTCCACCCGATCACCGGGGCGCGGGTTCGCCACCTCGGCCACCCGCAGGTCGACGCGCGTGGTTTCCGACCAGAGCCGCGCATCGCCGAAGTCGGTGACGGCATCGGCGCGCCGGGCGACGACGCGTACCAGAAGGGGCCCGCCGCCGTCGGCGATGTAGACAGCATCCCGCCCCATGTTCGGATCGGCGAAAAGCGCGCCGACGGCAGCGGCGAAAGCCGACATCAGAACGCGCCGTTCAGCCGCACCCGGCCGACCACGTCGCCCGCGCCGCTCGCCACTGCCTCGGTCGCAACACCGATGAGGGTGTTGTCGGTCGCAACGGTGGTGCAGCGCTTGTTGGTGTTGTCCCAATACACCTTGGCCCCTGCGGTCCATGCCTGGCTGCCGACCTTGGTCAGATCAAACACGCCGACGAGCGTGGTCTCGACGGTTTCGCCGAGGGCGGCGGTTGCGGAGGCCACGCCGAAGATGGAGCCGACGAGCAGGCCATCGCCGGACACGACGGCGTAAGGCGCGGTCAGAGTGATGGTGTTGCCGGGCTGGACGTAGGTTTTCATGGGGAGGATCCTTGTGGAAAGACGAAGGGCGGCCCATCAGGACCGCCCGCGTGTCAGGGTTCAGCGTGTCGGCGCGCGCGTTATGCACCCGGGTTCTTGTAGAGACCGCGCCAGTCGATGGCCTTGGCGCCGAAGTCGAGGCGGCACTTGATCTCGACCCCGTCGACATCAAAGCCGTTGCGGGTCTCGATGTAGGCGCCCTGCTGACCCTCGAGATAGGCATACTCGATGGTGTCGATCTGGTTCGGGCTCGCTGCCAGATACCAGGACGTGGCGCTGGCCGCATCGAGGCGCGGCTCGCTGATCGGCGACAGCGTGCGGATCGACTGCGGCACCACCTTGGCGCTGTCGGCGGGGACGAGGTTCTGGGCCACCAGCTGTTCGGCCTTCAATTCCAGCGCGGCCGGCACGATCAGGAAGGCGGGACGGATGTTCAGCACCGTCTTCTTGTCGAGCCCGGTCTGCAGCGCCATCGCCGCCCGGGCCGCTCCGACACTCGCCACGTCCAGCGCAGCACCGGTGCCTGCGAGGTTCTTGTGCGTGGTGTGGAACAGCGCCTGGCCGTCGGCCATCGCCGGGTTCGAGGTGATGATGCCCCAGACCACATCGCTTTCCAGCTGCGCGATGGAGTTGCCGTACATTGCCGGGATCCGGGTGAAGGCGTCGAGATCGTCGTTGATCAGCACCTGCCGGGTGATGGCCACGACCCGACCATAGGTCTTGACCTTGTAGCTCTCCTTGCTCTCGCCCAGCGTCCCGCGCTTGAACTCGCCGCTTTCGCCCACTTCCAGAAGCTGGGGTGCCTCGCCCAGCTGGACCCGGTGCATGGACTTGAAGTCGGTGGCCAGCACCTGGCGGCAGAAGAGTGCGAAGGTGCGGGGATAGGCGTCATAGGCCTGGCGCAGTGTCTTGTTGGTGACGGCCGACAGGATTTCCGGGAAGTCCGAGGTCGAGTGCAGCGCACGCGTCGCCACCTCGTCGCGAGAAAGCCCCCGCGTGTTCACCCCGGCATTGCCAAGGCTCTCGCGGGCGAGTTCCAGCAGCGTCATGCCGCGGTACTGGCGCGCTGCATCCTCCAGCGGAAACAGCGTCGGGCTGTAGCGGTGCAGGAGCGCATTCGCCACCGCGTCGCGACGCGTGATGCGCTCGTCCCGACCGCCGAGGGGGATCGAGACATGCGGGAAGGAGCGGGTCTCGTCCGACTTGGCCGCGACCTGATCGAGGATCATGCGGCGGGACTCGTCCAAGCTGACGCCGCGCTTTACCAGATCCTCGGCGAAGCTGCGCTCGAGGTTCAAGCGGCCGGTCAGATCGTAGATCGTGGAGACGCGGTCGCGCTCGGCCTCGCGAGCGCGGGTCGCGATGGCCTCGCTGTCGGGCGCGGGTGCCGGTTCCGGCATGCGCGTGGCCGTCGGTTCAGGGTTCGCCGGGGCCGCGACAGGCTGCTGGCGAGTGTCATTGCTGGCTGGGACATCCCCGGCCACGGTGGTCGTGCTCTCAGGCATGGATGCCTCCTTCTGCATGCGGGTGTCGACGATCTCGACGGGATAGTTGGCCTGATCTGCGGCGCGGACCTGCGCGCGGGGATCGGCGGGAACGGTCACGAAGCTGACCTCGAGCGGGGTCCAGCGCTCGACGATGCGCTGTTCGACATCGCCCTTCGCGGCGGGCTCGACCACTTTCACCCGCTCGATGGAATAGCCGACCGAGACGTTGCGGATGATCCCGTCGCTGATCAGGCCGAACATGCGGTCGGCGGCCTGGTCCAGCCCCTCGCGCGGGAAGCGGATGGTGGCCTTGCCTTCCTTGCCCTCGATCCAGGCGCGCTCGACCACACCCACCTGCGAATGCGAGGACCAGACCGAATGGCTGTCAAGCGCCGGGGCCCCGGCATTGAGGCGGGAAAGATCCACCGCCCTGTCGCTGACCTCGAGGATTTCGTCGAAGGGCACAGAAGTGTCCCAGCCGGTCCAGCGTCGCCGCCGAACAGGCGCGCCAGTGGTGAAGACCACGTCGACCGAGCGCGCCTCGGTGTTGACAGTCGCGGGCAGGATCGGCGCGCGCCGCAGCTGCATCGGCAAGGCGACCGGGGTTGCCATGATCGTGTCGGGCATGGCCCTATTCCTTCTCTGGTTCGGATGCGGGGGCAGCCGGTTCGACGGTCGGGTCGCCCGCCTGCGCGCTGCCGGTCTTGGTGACGCGGCGAGGGTCGCTGTCGAGCACGAGGCCGAGGCCGTCGAGCTTTGCGTTCGTCGCGGCGATTTCCGCCAGCACCGCGTCCGGGTTGTGACCCTGCCGGGCAATGGCCTGCGCCAGCGTCATGGTGCCGGTCCGGATTGCCAGCAGATCGGCCATCGCGTCCTTGTAGGGATCGACCGCGTCGAACTTCGGCGGCGACCATTCCACGGGAACATCCGGCGTCGGGATCTGTCCCGCCGCCCACGCGGCCTCGGTGAACCAGCGCCAGACCGGGGCGCAGAGCATCGGGATGAAGAGCTGCCATTGCACCGCGTCGATCATCCGGCGGAACTCGACGAGGCCCGCCCGGATCGAGGAATAGTTGACCTGGGACAGGTCTCCGGTCAGCAGCTCGTAGGGCACGCGGAACCCCGCCGAGATCGTGTGCAGGCTCGCGCGCTTGTATTCGCCATAGCCGCCGGTGGCGGACGGCTGGTTGAAGCGAATGTCCTTGCCGCCGCGAGCATAGGCGATGAGGCCCGGCTCGAACTGCTCGACCCGGTTGCCGTCAGCATCGACTACGGAGGGCGCAATGCCCTGCTGCGCCTCGTCATCGCCGAAGACGATGGCGGTGACGCAGGCCTCGGTCTTCTTCCGGACCAGTTCGGCCACCTCGTAATCGTCAAGATCCCGCAAGGACCGGATCACCGGCGCGCCCCAGGGAACGCCGCGCGCCTGCGTGCGCTGCTTCTCGTAGACATGGGCGATCTCGGTCGCCGGGACCGGGTGTGATCCGAGCCCACCCTGCAGCGCGCCCCAGGCATCGCCGGGGTGAGCGGCTTGCAGCCAGTAGGCCCGGCGCTTGCCGACCGGATCGAACTCGATCCCCTGTACCAGACGTCCGTCACTCAGTGCGCCGGACTTGGTGCCGTCGAGGAAGTCGGCCTCCAGCACCTGCAACTGCAGCGGCACCGGCAGACCGTCCGAGGATCGCCGCAATCGGCGGCGCACCAGCACTTCGCCAGCCTCGACCATCTCGCGGCAGATCAGCGTTTGCAGCCCGTAGAAGTCGAGCTGGCCGTCGGCGTCGCACTCCGCCGTCCAGCGAGTGAACAGCGCATCGATCTTCCGATCCAGTTTGTCGTCACCGCTCGCGGCGCGGGGCATGATGCCCGCGCCGATGATGTTGTTGACCAGCACCGCCACGGCCTTGGCGGCATGCGGGTTGTTGCGCACGAGATCCCGCATCCGGTCCCGGAGCAGCGCTCCGGCGACACCGATCTCGGTGTCTGCCGAGGATCCCGGCGCGCGCCACCCGTCTGTGCGGCGCCCCTTCGCTGCCCCGTCATAGGCCCGCGTCAGGGTCTCGAAAGCCTGCCGGGCCATCACGCGGCGGGCAGCCATGCGCGGGGCGACCGAGGCGATGGCATAGTCGAACCAGGTCGCCGACATCAGCGATCCCCGCGGCTAAAGCCCGCAAGTCCGGCCACCGGCAGTGGTTTGGTAGTTCCCGCGATGGCGCGTTCGATGGTGCGGATTCGCGCCAGCAGATCCTCGGCCGAGCCATAGTCGACGGATTTTCCATCATAGCTGACCCGGGTCGTGCCGCTGGCATAGGCCCGGCGCAGTGCCGAGAGCTCAGTTTCTGTCCAGTCGGTCATCAGAACCATCCTCCACGTCGGCCAAGCCAGTCCGACTGCCGTTTACCTTGGGGTGCGGTGGGCGACCGATTGACCCGCCCCGCACCATCCATTTCCATTGGACCAGCCCCGAGCTGATCCTCGAGATCGCGCCATTTCTCGTCGGGCCAGCGATCCGCGCCCGCGATCCATGCGGCGGCGCGGGCATAGACCCGGCAGTCCAGCGCCTCGTTGCGTTCCCGTAGCTTCTGCCATTCGAGCTTCGAGAACCCGCGCTTGGTGCGCACCGTCACCAGTTGCTCGGCCACGAACTGCTTCAGCCATTCGTTCTCGACCCAATGCGGCAGATGCACCGAGCCGGGCGGGAATGCCGCCCCGTCGGCCAAGTCCTCCTCGGTCGGGCGGGCCAGCCGGAGGAAGCGGTAGGTCTCGGCCTTGAAGGTCGAGACCGCCACGGTCCAGAGCCGCGCGCCGCGCCGCAGGCGTTTCCCGCCCTCGGTGGCATCGACGAAGGTCGGGCCCGACACCGGGCTGGAGCGATTGAACCCCTCAACGCCCTTCACCGGCGACACCTGCGCGAAGCCTTGCGCCCGCGACCAGGCATAGACCGCCGGGGCTTCATAGCCCGTGTCGATAGCCAGCCGCGCGATGCGAAGATGCGCGCCGCGTTCGTGCGGCCAGGACCTGTCGAGCAGTGCGGTCAGCTCCGACCAGGCGGCATGCCGGTCGGGCCCGCCCTCGATGACAACATGCTCGACCAACCAGCTTTCCAGCCCGCGGCCCCAGGCCCAGACATCGACCTCGATCCGGTCCTTCTGAACGTCGGCCCCGGCGGTCAGGAACAGCCCGCCCGCAGGCACGGTGCCGGGTTTCCACGCCTCACGACGGTCGTAGAGCCGCTGCCAGTCCGGGGCTTCGCCGGTTTCGACCCAGGTCTCGCCGAGGATCGTATTGCGGAACGCCTTGATCGCCTCGTCCGACCCTTGGGCCGCCTCCCATCCGCGCGCAATCCGGGCCCAGCTGAGCCAGCCCACCGGCGAGTAGAGTGCCGAGAGGTGGTAGCCAACCGTTGTCGGATCGGCGGCCGTGGCGGTCGCCCGCCATTCGCCGCCCTCCAGCATCGCCGTCTTGTGGTGTTCCGCGATTGCCGCGTCGCAGCCCTCGCAGTGATATTCCG